ACATGGGGCTGTTCACCCCAAATACTTTCGAGAATGTATTTCGATTGTGTGTGTCTTGGCTATGTTCAATTAACCATAGCCTTGGTAATCTGGTGGAGTCTCTTTTGTACACAGAGGAGGTCCGTTGTTCACCCGTTGGGTATGATGTTACTTCTCACTTGCATATGTCTGCTTGTGAGTTGCATGTCGTACCTAATTGGTGGTTCTCTCTTATTGGGAGCACTGTTGCTGTGCTTGTACTCGTGGTTATTGATCTCAAGCGTATGCCCTCTGATTCTGTCATTGGCAACGCTAGATTATCTTGGTTGTTATCCTGGCTTATTACTTTTAGCCCCCAACCTTTCTTCCACGCGTGTACTTTGCGTTCCTTATTTGCGAAGTCCCCCATTGTTCGATCGGCTCCTGCCCGGAACCACTCGCATCCTCAGTCAGCGAGTCTTCGAAATGATGGAGTACATTTTATGGATTTGTTCGCTAAATCTGTTGGCCTGCGTGCTTATTACTTGCAACGAAGTGCCGCTGATGTGCGAGCTGGCCGTGCCGGCTGTCGCAGTTACCATTGGGCAAAAGATGTATCAGTTGAGTCGTCCGAGTTTTCACCTGCTCCCGACGATCTCATCTGCATCTCTGATGTCGACATGTACCTGGACATGCCTCATTTATTGGCCAACCATGCTCATACTTATCTTATTAGCACAGTACAACCCAGTGCTGTGGCAGCAACTGGTGGAGAATACTCATTTACTTTTGGAGCTGATGCCCAGATGGTTTATGACGTGGCGGGTGGCGCCACGTATAAGCATCCTGTTTGGAATTATGCTACTGATATTCTCATCGCCCGCCACAGAACACTCTGGTCTACGACGGTTACTATTTACAACGTCGACCGGAGACAAACGGACCTACACCACCAGCTCGTATTGCTTACTTGTATACGTAGCATCTGCATACCCCACATATTTTTCGGATTGGATACATTTCTATCCGGTGACAGATTACGACGACTTAATCCAGTCGTTACTCTGACACGACGTGTGGAACCTGGACAATCCAGTGATGTACGCCAATTCCTGCGGCTCAATGTTAATACTGCCAAAGGGTTGTTGCGTTCCACAGGAAAACCAGGGTCTTATTGCGTTGCTACAATTCCGGCTGATCTGGATGATACACTCTCCAGTATGGCTCTTACGAGTACTCAACCATTATCCCAAGCATCTATCCGTATGACCCTTGAGGAATGTGATCAGAGCACAGCAACAATGCTTGTTGAATATCATCGATACAAGTCACCTGTGGCTGCTGATTTCGTTTGCCCTTTGTCAGAGTCTGTTTATGCGTTTCAACACGCTCCAAGCAGCAAAGTTGACTTTGAGGCCACCTTGCCCGTCATTCCATTCATGTCGCCCATTGTATTAGGGTGTTATGTTCCAGTCCGTTCTGTCACTAATGATGAAGCTGCCGTTAAAGGCAGGATCGTCGATGTGGCTAGTACGGCTGAACTAACCCCTACGATGGTGCGCGCAATGGATATCTTCCTTCAACTTCTAATTCCGGATAATCTTGTCGGCAAACTTCATCCTGTCGACATTGATGAGGTGTTCGCACGTCAGAAACGGCCAACGCAGCAGCAAATTTTACAAAATGCCGCGCAATCGACCAGACTGGCTAGTGACGAACCCATTCGGACTTTTCAAAAGTCTGAGGCTTATGGGAAGATTACGGATCCCAGGATTATATCCACGATTCCTGGAGTACAAAAACTTCACTACTCAAGCTACCTATATGCTGCCGCTGATGCAGTTAAGGTCGTTCCATGTTACGCATTTGGTAAAACTCCTCTTGCTGTCGCTGAACGTGTTGCTGCCATTTGCTCCCGCGCTAAGACAATCGTTAAAACTGATTTGTCTAGGTGTGATGGACGCATTTCGGCTGCAGCCCGGGCATTTGAGTCTGCATTTATGATGCGTCTCTTTGCACAGCGACACCATCAGAATTTAGCTGAGCTGATGGCTACGCAGAAAAACCAAATTGCCTACACACATTTCGGTGTAAAATATGACACCGGAAATGCACGAGCCTCTGGTTCCCCTGAGACCGCCCTGTTCAACACGCTTCTTAATATGCTTATGGCATTTGATACGTTGTTGCGAATGGGGTTCTCCCCTGAGGAAGCTTGGGCTCTGCTGGGTGTGTTTGGCGGTGACGATGGATTGTCTTCTGATATGGACACTGACTTGTACATTAAGGTGTGCAAGGATTATGGCCAGATCCTGGAGGCTGAAGTTGTGAGACGTGGACAGGAGGGAGTCGAATTTCTTGCTCGGTTGTACGGGCCTGAGGTTTGGCATGGATCTCCTGACTCGATGTGTGATGTAGCTCGGCAATTGTCCAAGTTGCATGTCACGACGAGCCTGCCAAAGAATGTGACTGCGCTGCAAAAACTGGGAGAAAAATTGCTTGCGTTCTCGTATACTGATGAGAACACACCAATTATTGGCCAGTTAGTGCGTAGTGTCCGCGCTCACCATCCTGATATTTTCCCACGGAAACTTTCAGATGATGTGTTACGCGGGGTGGCTTATGCCCATGCTTCAGAAGGCCCGGACCAGTATCCCAATAAGGACACTGGCTGGATGCTTGAATGCGTTAAGCGGCAGATGCCCACGTTCAATTTTGAGCGGTTTGATAAGTGGCTTGCGACTCTTGATAATCCTGAACAACTGTTGCGACCACCGTTGTGTGCTTCAGCAGAGTCACACCATTCGAGTAAGTCATCTGTGATAGTGAACGGTGAATTGCTTGGTTCCCGTCCGCGAGAACAAATCCCGAGAGTTAAAGCTAAACTCTCGCCTGAAGACTATGAAACGAAGAAACGACAGTCCAAGGAGATGCCTTGTCCATACGCTGGAAAATGCCGACATCTTGCCAGTGGCAAGTGCTGGTATAAACATGCGTGAGGACTTGGGGGGTTGGGGTGTCACTTGGACCCCAGGTTGAATCAATCAACCCGATACACCCCCGTAACAACTTATCAAATGTCTTGGACTGCAGGTAGTACAGTCATATCCACTCTTGAACTCATGGCTAAATGCCGTGACAGGCGTAGGTATGCTGAACTCAATGCTGTCCTTGTGGCTGCATGCAAGCAGTTTTCCCGTGAAGCAGAAGCGATGGGAGCCCTGGACCTTGTGTCTAAGACCCAAAAGCCTGATTCAGTACCGCCGCCTCCTTTGGTTGGCGTTGAGCTGAACCCGGGCCCTCGCTCTCCTGCTGCATTGGTCAAAGCTGCTGCATCTGTCCTTAAACCGTTACTGAGCAAGACTGCGAAGAAACATAAGAAAACGAAGAAAACCAAATCTTCAAACATGTTGAACGTCCAGGCCCATGGAAACGACGCGCGTGTCGTGACTGCTCCTGCTGCTATGAGTTTGGGTGTCTCCAACCGCATTCGTCGGTCAACATTGCCCAATTGTCGCGTCAAATTCGACGTGATTATTGGCTTTTTGAATACGACTGTCGGTGGAGCACCTATCATCAGCACGGCGTCTGGTTCAACGACTGGCGTCAATTCTATGGACCTGAATCCAGCGGTGGTGTTGAATGGAATCTCTGCTTGCGGTGCCAACATGTTCGCAATCGCTGCGTCTTTCATGAAACATCGTCTCCTGAGATACCGAATGCGTTACCAACCATTGTGCCCGAGTTCGACACCTGGTGGTTTCATTTTCGCGTTCTCACCTGACCCTTACATCGTTGGAGCTGGCGCTCTCAATGTTCCGAATATCGGCTCGCTGTACGACAACATCACTGTTGCCGCATGGCAACCGACGGAGTTGGAGTTCACTTCAGGAAACCCCCAACTCGAACTGTTCAATTTTCAAGCCTCCACAACTGACGCTGATGAGCGCCTTAGTGCAGGCGGGACTCTCCTCCTCACTGGCTCAGGCTTGACTGGTGCCACTACCTATGGCATGGTCAGTGCATCAGGAGAGTTGGAGTTCATCGGACTTGGGGATGAAAATACTCTCCAGTTCGACCGTTTGACACAAATTCTAGCAATGTCGCTGGGAGTGTCAACGGATGCTTCAAAGAACATCCGGATTAAGGAAATCCTGACTTCTGGCTATGACGATACATCGTCATCTTCGATCTCTTCTTCCTCTGCAAGTCTGGCCCCAGCTCCCAAGCCCCTTGTACCACTCCGGGTTGCTGAGGCTTGCAAACAGTGTGCACACGATGCCGCATGTGGTTCTCCTGTGATTGTCAACCACCTCTAGGCCTCTCCTGTTGCTTTAACCGTTCGTCATGTTTTGTTCCAAATTATTAACGAGC